ATTTAATTTTACTGATTAAGAGCGTCAATCCACTCTTATCTAAATATTCAATAGCTATTCTTTTTCCTCCTATAGACTATTCCATAATTCATCTAGTTCGGTTGTTGATACAGATGTTACAGAACCTTCTGCCATAGCTCCAATATCTTCCGGAGTATATACCGGTCTTGTTTCTGCTTTAGCCCATGTTGGAACTGTTGGGTCTATTTCTTCAACCTCTCCAATGATTTCATTACCATTTAATTTAGGCTTGTTCTTTAGCTTGTTGTAATCACTTGTACCTTCAACAAACTTCTCATCTAAGCCTAAAGTTAATGTTTCTTTATCTTCATTGATTTCAATTTGAAGCTTGTCTGATTCATCTTGTATATTCATTTGAATATCTTGCATTAGAATCATGTAATCACTTCCTTATTCAATACTCTATATACCTTTGTTGTCTTGATAGGAGAAGCAATAGCAACTCCTCCTTTTGTAATCATTCTTAATTGAATGTTGCAAGTTCCTTCTTTGAAATTGAGTGTTTCTTCTTGGCTTAACAATACAGAAATAATATTTCCTTCAATATCTAAATCACTTGATTCTTTTTTCAAGATATATCCGTTCTGTTCAAATACAACATAGATATTCTGCATTTCATTTAAATCAATATCATTTATTGTGATTTGAATCGTTGGTGTAGTTCCTTGTCTCATGATTTCACCTTGTAAGACCAATCTTTGCCTACTTCACCGTCATCAACTTCATACGCCCAATCGGCTAGAATCTCATGACCATTCTCATCTACTAGCGTTCCATCTTCTGTTAATAGAATCGTAGTGAAATGGTTCTCCATAATCATCTTTTCAATGTTTGAAATTCTGTTAGATAGTTTTCCTGCCGTATTTGCGTCTAACGTATCTTTTACAGTTTCAAACCAATCATTGAATTCTGTTCTATTTGCATTCATTTCAGATTCATTCTGAGCCTTAATTTCTTTGAATAGCTCCGTTACTTGAGTGAATAAATCCAACGATTGTACACTCTTAATAGCGCTTGTAACTGCTCCACAACGTGTTGAATCTAATCTTGTATCTGTAATATCTGAACCTTTAACTTCATTTGAATTACCTGTGACCGTAACTGTAGCTAATACCAAATCGTAAATAGAATCACTTCTTGTGATTCCATCATTGATATCACTTGCTACTAAGGTAATGTTTCTGTATGCGTCATTATCATTCAATCTAAGAATGATGTTGTAGCTTTTAGTTGCAGTATTCTTTTCTAGTGTGATGGTTTCGTCATCTTTCTGCCAATAGAATGCTCCATTAATATTTGCTCGTCCTGCCTTAACAACTAAAGTTAAGCCTTGAGACTTCTCAACTCTTAAATGGTCTGAACTAGACTCCATTTGTAAAGTAGCTTGAGAACAATCTTCTGAAAGCGTCATATAGTACTAATCTATCGCCATTTCTTGAGACGAATGGAAAATATGTAGTTGCTATTCTTCGTCATCCCCCTCTCCATCATCTTGAATTTCTTCATTTAATAATTCCGTTGCTTCTTCTTCTGTAAAGCCGTATTGTTTCATAAAGTACATGATTTTCAATCTTGGAATATCAAATGTTAATGCGTCATTTCTTAACGCTTGTGCAGTGCTTTGCTTATCCTCGATATACGTATCGTCATAATCAATTGCAATGTCTAATGAATTGATATTAAGCTTTCTTCCTTGTGTTAATTCGTAGAAGTACGCTATCGCTTGAATAATATCTTGAATATATGCAGTAGATTCTTTACGTTGTGAATTTACTTCTTTCATAGCGTCTTGATTCTCACCAATATATTCTGTCGCCGTTACGATTCTTCCACTTTCAAAGGTGTATTTCTTTGTACCGAATCCGAACATCATTGATAAAATACTTAACGCCGTTTCTAATGATTGAACAACTTCTGCCGTTCTGACTGTTGGATTGTATTCTTGCCATAACGCTTTTTCTTCCGGTAACTTGTCTCTACCTAACTGAACAAATATCTTTTTCATTTGTGGATTCATCTTAATCTTTCCATTCTCGTCTTTCTGCATTAATGCTTCATTCACAAGAACGATTTTATCTGATTTCAACAAATCACGATTCCACATTGTCATTGTTAAATCAATTGTTTTTAGTGGAGCGATTGCACTCCAAATCTTCGGTAAGCCGTACCCTTGCATTTGTAGATTGTTTACCTTGGCGTTTCTCATAATTGCAAACGGCTTAACCACATCTAATTGAACAATCTGAGCACGGTCTTTTATTTCTTCGCCTGTATCTTTAAAGTAATGTGTTTCTGCAATATATCTTTCGTCTTGTCCTTTTAAGAACATAACCATCACATATACTTTTTTTAGTTTCTCATAGTTTACGCCAACGAAAGCAACTTCCACAATTTCATCATTAATAACAGTTAATGGAAGGATATTCATTGAATCACAATAGTTGATTCTGATTTCTCCTCCACTGAATGTACCATCTTCATAAATCTCGGCATTTGATACCGTCACATAAGCTCCTACCGTACCATTTGCAGACATTTGCTCAACTTGTTTTCTGTACATTACATCAAATCTATTCTTTGTTAGAATATCCGAAATAATGTCATTTGTTGTACTGTCCTCTGTTGCGTTTATATCTAGGATTTCAATTAGGTTTGCGTCATCTTCGCACAAACGCTTTGCAAAGTCTGTTTTATCTAGCGTGTATTCCTCGTTGTTCAACGTGTATGCCGTATGAAATTCTGTTTCGGTATTTGTGTACCACTTATTACACAATTCAATAATCTCAATTGCGTTTGTATCTACATAATACCCTCTTTCGTTTAGGTAATTTTGAAACCACGGATTACGTGTGTTAGATGTTTCTATTTCTTACCTCCTTAAATCTATATATCCACTATGTGTGATAAATGTGTAGCAGAACGAATCCCAATCATCATTGATATTGTTTACGTTCTCATCCTTTGGAATATCTTTCTTTTCATCCCATACTAATTCGCTCAATGCATTTATTAAATTCTTACAATGTTCTTCTATCTTTAACCTACCTGTAACAAGTAAGCTATCAACCGTTATAGGACGGTCTGTTAGCTCATTCTTCTTGACTGGTGCAATTATACTTCCATCTAATCCTTCGGCGTAAAAATAAGCTCTAAGCGTGTTTATAAGGGTATTAGAAGCACTGTCCGGAAATATCCATTCTACATATCCGTAACATTCAATACAACGCTTATAGAACCTTACAAACGCTTTACAAAACTTTGTTGCGTCTATTGCGTTTGACTTTGCCATATCTCCTTCATCAAGTGCCCACATATAATCCCAATCATTCGTAAATCCTGTTAAGTGCCATGAATATTTTGAACCGTTGTCTCCAAAGTCTACTCCTATAATTAAATGACTGAACCTTTTTCCTTGTTCTTTCATCTTCTCTTTTAAATGTTGATATTTGAATAGGTAAGGTTTGCAATTATTAGCAAAATAAGGGAATACAAGTCCTTCGGCTTCTTCCCTTTGCCCTTTTATATCTCTTTTGTAATAAACGCTATTCTTATCGTATGATTTCAAAACCGTTCTTATCTGCTCATCACTTAAAGAATAATTGTCAACTAAGGTGATATGCCCATAGTTATAACCATATGTAGAATCTTTATTCTGTTGCTCCTCATGATACCTTAAGAAATCTGTGTAATACCAATGATTCTTGCCTTTGGGGTTTAAATCATGAAATATCTTTCGATTACTTGACGCTATCGTTCTGTCCATTACTTCTTGTAAGAATTCAATGCAACATAAATTTGCTTCGGTAATGTAAGCCATGCCGTATGAATAACCATGTATCGCATTCTCTGAGCCTTTCTTAGCACCACCGGCAAAGAATACAACCTTTTCTCCCACCTTTGTGTTGATGTAATAACAATCTTTACCTTCATACTTCCCTACTTTGAATCTGTTAGCGAAATAGTTTTGCAAACCATATCCATTACAATCTCCAATATTAACACGTGCAGATGATGTATCTGTTCCTGCTATTAAATGGAACTTATCCGGATGTGTTTCTAATGCGATACAAAAAGCGTATGTATTGAGTACGTTCTTTCCTCCACGCTTGCCACCTTCTAATACATTAAGCCATGAATCAAATGTTCTTTTAAGATAAGTTAATTGCTTTTGATTGAAAGGCGCAGGCTTATTCAAAATCTTCAATACTTCTTTCTTTTGCTACATCTGTTATCATAGCTTTATTAATTGCATTTACTTCTGAAGCGTCAAAATGTGTTTCTACCTTGTCAGTTTGACCTAGGAATTGTTTACCTAAGAAAATAGCCATTGCAGGACTCTTTGAAGCTAGTTTAAATTGCGCTCTTCGTAACGATATTCTTCCTTGCGCACCGAACCTTTTTAAACATTCGGAGAAATCAGTTCCATATGTACGTTTACACCATTTTGATAGTGTCTTATCTGTCGTGTTAAAAAAATAACATACTTCTGCTTGTGTGCATTGAATAGCTAACAATTTTTCAAATTCTTCTTTGTCGAAATCCTTGTTAGGTCTTCCAACTTTTCCATTCGCTATTATTACATCCCCTTTCTATATTTATCACTCAATATTTTTGGTGTGCAGAGCGTCTTTTACATTTATACAAGTATTTGTATTCTTTATGTATTCATCAACGTATAATTCCTTTTTATCGCCGTTATACGTTACCTCATAGTAATTGTCTGTGCTTTGAGCACTAATCAATGCTTTATTGTTTTGAAGCACTTTAACCATCCATACAACGAACATTTCACTGATTGCAATATTTGGATTCACTTGAAATACTGCATTCATTGCTAATTCTTGAAATTCTTTTGAACCCATATTCTCCTCCTTATTATTAAAAGAACCGAGACAAATGCTCGGTAATATATCAAAGTCTATCGATATGCCATTGTTGGTATTTAATATCTAATTTGGGAAGGACTTACTGATAAACTTTGTAAACATGGTTGCAGGAGAAGGATTTGCACCATTCGACCTTCGGCTAATAAGACCGACGAGCTACTACTGCTCTATCCTGCTAAAACAATTATTACATGAAAAAATGCTCACATTGTGAGCACTTTCTTTAAATTCTTGTTTATCTTTCTTGGGATTTCTTCTCGTGCATAACCTACAATATTAGATGTTTTTTCTGCACTGAATCCTTTTATATATCTATACTCAATCATTGTTCGAGTTGTATCATCAAGTTGGCTTAATTTGTCTTTTACGTAGTTCATTCTTCTTGCATAATCTGCATGAGCTAAGAATAGCTCGGCTTTTAAAGGATAAATTGCTTCATCCCTTTGTAGCTCTGCTATTCTCTGCTCATAATAAGTGTAGCTTTTACATTCACACAAGAAGTGTCTTTTAACATCTTCATATGTGCTCATGAACTGTATACCTTATACAATCTATCTTTTAATTCGCCAACTTCACTTCTTAATTTCTTGATTTCTTTAGCTTGAGTATGAATTGTTTCATCCTTTTCTTTAATCTTTTGAATTAACTCAATATTCTTCCTTCCTAATCTATTGTTTTTAGAAATTAACTCTTTAATCCTTTCTTCATAATTCATTTCTATTAAATCCACCTCCTAGAATGGTAAATCATCTGAAGCAATATCTAAATCACTTTCACCATTGTATTCTTGTTGTGCAATTTGTTGTGTCAAACTTGGTTGCGTATATGTGTTTTGAACTCCGTAAGTGTTGTTATTTGCTTGGTTTGGATATTGATATGTATTTACATTAGGATTGTAATTTTGCCCATTAGAAGCACTTTTAGGCGGTAATTGTACGTTACTAGCCACCACTTCAGTGATATAAATTCTTTGTCCTTGTTGATTCTCATAATTTCTAACACTGATTCTTCCTTCAACTGTAACTAAATCGCCTTTCTTGCAATACATATTTACAATATCTGCTAATTTATTCCATGCTACACAATTAATAAAATCTGTAGTATCATTGTATCCATTTACCGCTACTGTAAACTTTGCT